AACCATTTATCATAATCAAACATTTTCTGATGTGTTTACAAAATTTTACATTTTTAACCATTTGTATTTTTTTGATAATTTCTCTTTTAATTTTTGTCCTTCACTATAAGTCACTATTCCTTTATATCTTATTGTCTTACTACCATCTTGCCATCTCATTATCTGATATTCATATTCTTTTCCATCTACTATGATATTATGTGGTTTCCCAACACATTTCCACTCCATCATAATCACTCCTTTTCTAAATAAATGAACGCTAGTTTTTGATGAGAACTAGCAAACTCATTTTGCTAGATAGCAATTTCTATACTATCTTCGCCTTTTTCTAAATCTTTTTTTGTTTTAGGGCATTCTTCTTCAAATAATGTTTCGTATGTATCATAATGTTTTTCAATGAAATATTTTAAATTGTGTTGGTCGTTATAACTTAACCACTCATAACTTCCATCAGGATAAGTTCTTTTCATATCCTTTTTAGAATAATTGTGTTTTGCTATTGCGATAACTTCTAATGCTTGCTCATAGGTATCTAATTTTCTCTTATACCCTTTTGTTGCAAAACCTAAGTCCATACAACCACCATCATCAAATTCAACGAATGCACTGTAAAACTCCTTTGTCTTTTTCATTTGATTTCTCCTTTCTAAGTTTTCAATGAACTATGAATAAAGTAAGCCATACTTTCTCCTTTATTCACTATTATCATATCATAAATACTTATTATATGCAAGCGTTTGTTGATTTTTTTATGTCGGTTTACACAAACTTTACACTTTTTAATAAAAGAAAAAAGAGATTTTTGGCCTCTTTTTACTTCAAATCTGATATTGCTTTATCAATTTTTTCTTGTAAATTCTTATTGAACGCTGTGAGATTATTAACCTGTGTCGTTAATAATTTATTCTTTTCAACTTCTTCTTCATATAACTTTTTATAATCGGTTGGCTTTGGTTCTATGATACACTCATCATTTACCCAACCTATTTTTCCATCATCTAATAAATATGGGTTTCTTGCACCTTCTACTATTTTTGTGATAGTCCCTTTTTTTACCGCAGGTGTTAGTTTGTCTGTTGAACTAGAACTTACATATACACCATTGATTTCTACAACTTCGCCTATTTTATGTTTCATTGGCTTTTCTTCAACATAATCTATCCATTTTAATTTACCATGATAAGTCCATTGTAAGCTACCTACATTGCCACGGTACCTATATCCTTGCCCGTCAATTCCGCTTATTGTTGCACCATTTACTCCCCATGCAGTAGTAACTTCAAAGACTTCTCCATTACCTAAATATATTCCTACATGGTCATATTGTGTCCCTTTCATACAAAGATATTCTCCAGGTTTTAAATTGTGAAAATCTTGTGATACATCACTACAATAATCAAGTCCACCATTACAAGTAAAATCTGGTACTCCATTACTTCCATAATTTGCTCCACCATGTATTACATTTTTATTTTCACACCAACCCCATAAAACAGATTTAACAGATACAACACAGTCAAAGTTCCATCTACTTCCGTTCCATGTGCTCCACTCATTACCACCACTATAATATATTGTTGGTAGTGTTGCTATATGTCTTAGTTTTTCTACAAATTCTTTGCTTGTAAATATTTTACTCACTTTTATCATCTTCCATTGAAAATAATTTACCACTTACGAGGTATAAACTAATAATACCTGCAACTGCTATTATTGTATTTGACACTTTATCTAAATGCCAATTCCAAATAGGACTTAATGCTAAAATCAAAGCATTTATCATATTAAGCCCATTTACTACATATTTACTTATTTTTTTTACTTTATTCATATTATACTCCTTCATATTCGCTAACTGTTTGTATATTAGTCAAGTTAGGGTTATCATTTAATATTTTATTCTTTTCTGTATCACTTTTTACTATTATAAGGCAATTATCAGGAACACTAGAAAACATGTAATTAATAGTAGCACCATTTTTAAATGTCAACTGTCTTATATCAATTTTATTTATTCCAAAACAAGAAGAAAACATACCATCAAATTTTTCTACATTTGTAGTTATAAAAGAACTAGCGTCAATTTCTGTTAAGCTCATGCACCCTTGAAACATACCACCCATATCAGTCACATTTGTTGTATTAAAATTTGATAAATCAAAGGTAGTAAGAGTAGTACAAGAATAAAACATAGTAGCCATTGAAGTCATGTTTGATGTATCTAAATTTTTTGTTTCATATGTTAAATCAGTACCAGTATAATTTCTAAATGTTGCAAACTGTGGTGCATACTTACTTCCACCACCACCACTTGAATTTTTACCTAATAAAAAACTTAATATATCCATTTCTATCCACCTTCATACTCATCAACTGTTTTCACATTATTATAAAAAGAAAATCTACTTGCAAACCATAATTTTTCAGTTTCCGATTTTACTATTATTAAGCAGTCTGTTGGCACATTATTAAGCATTGACGTATATGTATCAACATTATCAAAAGTGAAATTCCTTATGTCTAAATGTTTTAATGCTTGACAACCACTAAACATATTACCCATGTTAGTCACATTTGTTGTAACAAAATTGCTTAAATCTAATGATGATAGTCTATAACAATTTAGAAACATATTACTCATAGTAGTTACATTTGATGTATCGAACTTAGAACAGTCTATATCTTCTACATAATCTAATTTTGCAAACATATGATTTGTTCCTGTACCATTAAATGTTAATGCAGGTACTTTTTTAATTGAGTGCAAAATACCAGAAGCATTAGAAGAGCCATTTATTATACTTCCTGTATAATATTCATCTATGTTTCCACCACCACCACTACTAGAATTCTTACCTAACAGAAAACTTAGTATATCCATGTCTATTCGCCTTTCCACTCTTTTGATACACCATCAAAGAAGAATATTTTTTGTGTGTCTATTTCAATAAAAGCAGAGCCATTGCCAATTTCATTTTCTCCAATTTTAACTGGCTTTGTATCAGTAGAAAGCCCCCTTAATTCTGCAATAAGAATTCTTCCTTCTTCTGTGTTTTTTACATTATCTGTTTTAACGATAGATATCATATTATCACTCCTTTCAATTACTTTATAATATCTTTCTTTAACAATTCTTCACAATATTTTTTAGTTTCACTATTAAACCCTAATTTTATGTAATTATCGCAACTTTCTAATCTATCATGCATTGGTATAGTTTCGTTCCAAATAGTATTCCTTAAAGTCAATTTTCTTATTTCATTTAAGTCAGTTTTAAAATTATAATACAAACCGAATAAACTCCATAAGCCAATTATTACAGATACTATCCAACCACCCCAAGTAATAAGACGTTTGATAGTTTTTTCCAACTTATCCACTCTTACACCCCTTTCTTCCATTGATTATTAGTTCTTAGATATGCTTTGCATTTTACCCAACTATTATTAACTCTTAAATACGGTGTTGCTTTTACCCAATTATTATTCACTCTTAATCTTAAAGTACTTGTCTCAATTATAGGTAAATCTGCACTACCACTCGCAGTTGCACCCCAACCCCAATTCGGGAAGTTCAAACTTGCACTTGTTGTTATACTTGCTTCCCCTGTATCAGGGTTATGTGATACTGTTCCTGTAATTGTTCCTAAAACAGTTTCTCCACTATAATAATTCGAACTTTTAGTATAATTTTGACTTGTTGCACCTGTTCCACTAACTGTTCCACTTGATTGTTGGTCTAAAATATAACTATTTCCACTATAATAAGCCCTTGCTTGATATTGAACTGTCGAAGTTAAATTAGTTTCATCTTGGCTATCATATTTAGCATATATTCTTATATATAAATTACCATACGAATTTCCTAAATAAGCCTGTGCTACCATTTGATAACTTTTTGTTAATGTCATTTATAACACCACCTTAATTATATAACAAGAATATCGTACCATTAGTTGCAGTACCAGGCAAACTTGTTCCAGTTTGTATAGTGTTCTGCTTTGTTCCAATTTTAGTATTTACTTCATTAATAGCACTCACTAAACTTGTCTTACTTGAAGTATTTAAATTACTTGCATTTCCACACTCTGTTGCATTTGCATTTACTACTGACTTAATACTATTTAAATCACTAGCATTACATTTATTAACATCTGCAATACTACTATTAACATTTAAAGCAGTTTTGTTTGTATAACTTATATTTTGCATTTTATCATTTCCTTTCTTAAACTATTGATACTTTTTGCAATACTTCATTAAAAGCACCTAATGTAAATGTTCCTGTTATTGTTGCATATACCATTGTTTCATCATAACTAATTATTTCTACATTACTCACATTTTTATTTGAAGGTACATATATAACAAAATCATAATTAGCAGTATTCCCATTTATTGTTATTTGAGTAGTAGGGTCAATAGTTATTATATTATATGTATTATCCGTAAAATTAATTCTTGCTTTAGTCGCCTGTATATCATGATAATCTAATAAAGCATTTATACTTTGATTTACCTTTGAAGCACCTTGTTTATTTTCTATACTTTGACTTGTATTATTATCTACCATTGTCAATGTATTATAAAAATTAAATCTAATGTTTCATAAATATTCTTAACTATATCTGTACCTTCTATTGTTGCTATATTTGAAGCCAAATAATAATTAGTTGCTCCTAATAAACCTACATAAAACAACGGTTGATTATTTAAAAGTGTGTTAGGTACTTCTAATGTTGATATTGTTGTATTATCTTTTATATATTTATTATATAAATTTCTTGCAAATACATAAGACAACGTAGGATTAGAACTATTATCATCTCTACTTAATATTCTTCCTTTTGTTGGCAACAATGAATTTATATTTTCATAAGACAAACCATTATAATTATATATATTATAATCTGCAACAAAAATATATGTTCCATCTGAACTTAACTTATAAGGTATATATATACTTACTAAATTATACTGTACGAATATGTAAAAATCATTATAATCATAGTTTGCATTTGATACATCATTTGTCTGCTCATTATCATATTCAACTATCGTGTTATTTTCTAACAAACCAATACTTATTGTTGACGAGCTACTACCTGCATTTTTTTGCTTGAAGAAAATTATTTCATTTACATTTTCTAAATATAAATAACTTTGGTTTGAAATAGAATTCCATGTAAAATCATATATTGAACTTAATGAGGAATTTGCTACTTTATAAACTGTTGTTTTATGTGTTGATAAATTACCTGCACTTATATATATTGTATCTTTATTCATTACAAATACTTGCGATAGAAAAGCCGATACATCATAAGAAAAATTAACTGTATCAATTGGTGTTATAATATCCTGCACTTGATATGCTCGATAAACACTAGGACTATTTATTACATCAATTCCATATAAATAAAATATTTCATCTCCACTACTTTTATCTAATAAAACATCAAATTGCACACTATCTATTAAATAGTCCATTTCAAAAACTTCCCATTTATTACCTTCTATTACACTTATTGTAAACTTGATAACTACACTCACATTATTGGTATTATGAAGAACAATATAATAAGTAGCACTATCTAAACTTTTTGTTATTCTATTTTGTCTATATAAAGCACCACGATAACTAGCAGAATTCGGTACAATATATGTTTGTCTTAAAACTACACTATAATTATTATCTAATATACCACTTGATAACACATTATTAAATAATGCTATTCTATAATCGGTATCGTTCCCATTAGTTCCATAAGTTAAACCATAAAATTGTCCTGTTTCACTTTGCCTAACAGATACTAACGGATAAATTAATGTCCCACTATCATATCTTGTTAACATATCAACAATATTCAATTTAGCATCTACAATGCACATATAACCATATTGGTTTGAAGATGTTTCATAATTACCATAGATTATAAAATTACTATATTGATTACTATATATTTTACCTAATATTACTACATTAGTTGCATTATTTTGCTGTCTTAACATGTTTGTTATATTATCTTTGATATTATTGGTTATATCTTTCCTATCTAGTCCTACAAGTGCTTGTGGCGAATTACCACTTTCATCAATTTTACCTGTTATATATTTTAATAATAACTCTTTATATTCATTTGTTAACATATTGCACCTTCCTATTCAACTAATGGACTATTTAAAGCACTATTCAATACATTGTCTCCTACAACTGTGACTGTTGTACTTGATACTGTGCCTTCACTCCAAATTATTTTGGCTTGTGTCTCTATATCTATATTTCTTGTTATGTTTTCTCCTTGTGATATGTTTCCACTTGCTTTATTTCTTTGGTTGTCAAAATAATTAATTGCTTTTTCACTATTGAAAGAACTTGTCATTTCATAAACATAAAATAAATTTATACCACCATTTTCAGTTTCTATAATATATTGTGTTTCTTTTGACTTAATCATATAATTTTGTGCTAATTCTTCAATAGGTGCATTAAAATATACAACTTCCCCAATATTAAACAAATCTTTATTCTGAGTTGTTAATGTTAATACTATTTCTGGCTTACCTTTATATTCAATATAAGTTTGTGCTATTTTCTCTAATTCATCACTTGATAATACATCATTTCTTGTTTCATATCTTGCTATTACACCAACTGTATCTGTTTGTTGACTTATTCTATCTACTTCATCATTATTATATACTATTTGTCTTCCTTTTACCAATGGTTGATATGTTAAATGTATTATGGTTCCTGCAGAATAAATATTATTACTTTCTAATATGTTTTTGCCAGGTGTGTAATAAAAATCGGCATCTATTCCCATTTGCTTTTCATTTATCGTTGCAACTGTCTTTTCATCATCATTAATTAATATTTTTACAACACTAGCAATATTATTTTGCAAAGTATAATTATTTGTATAACCATTTGCTATTAATACTTCATCATAATTTATTGTTGCATATACTTCATCACTTAACAATATTTGCTTATTTCTATAATCTCTTGTTCCATAACTAAAAGTTAAATCTACAATATTATTATCTTCCCAATATTGTTTTGTATACTCAATATCATCTGCTTGTGGTAGTGTGTTAGGGTCATAAAAATCAATTGCCATTGTTAAACTATCAATATATCTTGCTCTCCATCTACTTCCACTTATTTCTGCTAGATATTGAAATACATCATAAGCAGTTTTATTCAATGTCGAGTAAGCACCTATAACATCATCGGCTTCTGCTATATCTATTTCTCCAACTACAAAGCCATATCCACTTATTGCTTCTACTACCATTTCAATTGCTTGTTCTATTGTTTTACCTGCTATTACAAAATCTAACGTATTACTTTCACTTAAGAAAGTCTTATAATCTAATATCTGTAAACTACAATAATGTGGATATCTAGGGTTAAGACTTATATCCCCACTATTTTTTACTATTCCTGCAAATAACACATCACAATTTTTCCAATAATAATAAACATCAATTGTTGCTTGTAAATCTCCTACATAAAGACTTAAATTATTTTCTCCTTCATAAACATTTGGTATTTCTAACTTACCTAATGTTTCTATTTTTGGCGTTTGCAAAATATATTGTAAAAATATTGTGTGATTATCAAAAAACGTATTATCATCGCTAACAGGTATTCTAAAAGCAATACTATTTACTGGGTTTCCTGCATATCCCATAATTCCTACTTTATCATTATTCCAAGTAGACTGCCCTACAAAGCCATTTGATAACAAATTGCTAGGACTTGTAGATGTCGTTTGTATATTTCCAATATCAGTCAAAGATACTCTCATTTCTTTTGAAAAAGTTAAAATATTTTGAGCCGACATTGACATAGAACTTAATATTTGCTTGTATCCAATATTTCTTTCTATATAAATAACACCATTTTGAAGGTATAATTCATCTTTTACATTTCCTATTGCTCTTAATGGCTCATCTAATAAATAAAGTTGCATATTTGACTTGTATTCTTCATAACTTGTTGCTTCTTCCCCATGCTCTACTTGAATATTTGATAAAACATAGTTGTTGTATCCTGCTGCAGTCCTTATATAAACAAAGCCATCTACAGTTGAAGTAATTGTAGCAGTATAACTTGCTTCTGTATCTGTAATAGTAATAAGTACTTGGTCGTTAAAACTATCTAATGAACTATTGAAAACACCATCATAAGTTCTTAAAAATATTCTTTTGTCTGTAGAAGTACCATATCCTTTAAATGATAAAGTAAATTTATCTCCAACTTTACAAGGACAAACATAGGTGTCTTGCAAAGCACTATTAACATTAAATAAATTTTTACCTGTGTTAGTTATTTCTATGGCATACTTACCAACAGGAATATAACTATGCTTTCTTGAACTTACAGTTATTTGCAAGTCTTCCATAACAAGTTTCTTTTCTTCATCTGTTATGCTACTTCCTGCATATAACCCAATGAATAAATAATTAGCATTACTTGAAGTCTTTATAGTCCACTCTGTTAGATTAACACCACCACCAAAGCCATCTATTACTGGCACATTGTTAGCAGGATAAATTTCAGTTGTCAATGCTCTTATCATGCCATTTGTATTTTTCTTTGAAATAGTATATGTCTTACCACCTTCAATAGAAATGACTATATACCAACCAGAACTATTTGGTGCAATTACATTTCCATTTATCCATAAACCTTTTGTTAATGGCATTTCATTATATAAATTTTCATATCCTATACTTACAAGTTTGCTAGGAAATTCAGGACTAGGCATTACTCCATATGGCTCATAACTTGTTGCACTACTTCCCTTTTCTATTTGCAAATAACTTACTGTGTAAGTATCTACTGCATTTACTTCATAATGTAGTCTAATATAGGCGACACCACTTTCAACAGTAAATGTTCTACTACCTTCTCCTGTTTGATTTGCCGAAAATATTCTACCAACATAACTTTTTGAAGAATTATATGCATCTACATAATAATACACTCTTTTATCACTTGTTCCACTATAAGTATAATCTCCCTGTTGTACTGGTATAAAATCGCTTGATATACCACTATTCCATGCCATTGATACTGTAAAAGTTATGTCATGGCCACCTATAATCATCGAAGTAGTATTGCTAGCATATTCTATTTGCCCTGTACTATTATTTATCCTACCTTTTTCAAAAGTGTTTATGTTAAGTAAATTTTTACCACTTCTTGTTTTTTGAGTTGTATCTCCATATATCTTGAAAGCATTTAATTCTTTACTTACATTAGTGTTAAATTGTAGTGGTGGTGTTCCACTTATTTCCAATGGCGAATATTCTGTATTGCCATGCAAAAATTCTCCTTTACCTAGCAAGAATTTTGAATAATCTTTAGGGTAGTAAAAATTACTTGTATAATCTTTTACTGTTTCCCATGCTTTAGGATAACAATTATTAAGTATGGTTGAAGAAGCCGAAAGCATTTCTTCTCTTATAGAAAACTCATGATTACTTACAACTTCTTCATTATCTATAAACATTTTAATTTTATCTGCCATGTTTATCCCCCCATACCATAATTAAAGTCATTTTTACTTCCACCACTAAATGTTTTAATGTCATTTACCATTTGTCCTAGTGGGTCTTGCTTAATATTTACATAATTATTGTTTATTATGTTTGGACTGAAATGTGAACTACTTGAACTTGCTAATTGTGGGCTAATTCCAAATGTTTCTCCAACTTGTTTCTGAACATCTTTTTGCATATCATCTAATGCTTCTGTATATCCTAAAACTGAAAACTTACCTACCAAAGCAAACTCTTTACTTGGAGAACTTATACCAAGTATATCTTTTAAACCTTTTAATATTGAATTACCCAAACTTTTAACTTTATTAATAACCCAGTCTTTCATTAATTTCATACCGTTCCATAGCCCTTTTAACATATTTTTTCCTATATCTAACAAGTTAATATTTTTCCATGCATTTATAAACTTAACACCTATTTCTGCAACTCTACCTAATAATACTGGTATCATGTTTATTATTCCTGCTATCAAACCACCAATTAATTGCGCACCTGCTTCAATAAATAATGGTAAATTATCTATTAAAACTGGTATTATTGACAAGATTGCATCGACTATCATTGGCATTAAAGAAGGCAACAATTCTGCTATCATCAAAATCAAATCTGGAAGTATATTTATTATTCCAATAGTTAAATCTACTGTTCCTTGTATCAATACCGGCAATAATGTTTTTATTAATTCTGGCAATAAAGGCAATAGTCCATTAATTATACCAACTAAACCTTGAACTATTTGTGGCATCATTTGAATAATAACATTAGAAATATTCTTTCCGGCAGTAACAAATGTTTCAACAACTTCTTCTATTCCACCTTGGCCTGCTAAAAAGTTTTGAAAAGCCGATTTTGCACTATTCATACTACCTTTTATTGTAGAACTTGCTTCTTTTGCAGTTGTTCCTGTAACACCCATTTCTTCTTGAATAACATGTATTGCTTCATATACATCACTTAAATTACTGATATCATATTGAACTCCACTTAATTTTGTGGCATCTGCTAATAATCTTTCCATTTCGGTTTTAGTTCCACCATAACCTAATTTCAAATTATCTAACATAGTATAATTCTGCTTTGCAAACCCTTGATATGCATTTTGAATTGCACTCATATCGGTTCCAAATTTATTCGCATTATCCGACATATCCCTTAATGCCATATCTGCAATATCTCCGGCTTTTTTTGTATCTCCTGCCGTACTTTGCAACAACGATGCACTAAAAGAAGTCACTTGTTCCATATATTGATTTGCACTAATTCCTGCCGTTTTATAGGCATTTTTTGCATTTTCAATAACCATATCTGAACTTTCTTTAAATAATGTTTCTACTCCACCAATAGACTGTTCTACATCTGCAAAAGCATCGACACTTTGTCCGATAAAACTTTTTAATGTATTCCAACTAGAAGTTAACCCATTTACTATTAAACCACTACTTACCAAAGAAGCAGTTAAACCTTTAATACCTTTTTCTGCACTTTTAGTTTTATTATCTAAATCTTTTGTGTCGGCAGTGAATTTTGTTAATACTGTTGCTCCGTTCATAGTCTCACTCCTTTCTTTTTATTTATTAAAAAAGATGGGGTTTAACCACCCCACCCATAAGGTTTTGCTTTATTATGAAGAAGCAACTACTGTTCCTTTACCAATTATATTAATTGTAATTCCAAAATCTCCTTCATCTTCTGCACTTCCACCTAAATCACTTAACGAAAAACTAACTGGTACTTGATATTTTGTATATTCTAATACTCCATTATTAATATCAGTTAATAATTCAAACTGCATTAATTGATTACTGAATTGTGCGATTTCTCCGGTAGATAACAATGTATGAATATCCCCTAATAATGCAACAATAGCAGTATTATTCATATCAATTTTTACAGTTCCTTCAATACTCATCGCTACACCGGTTTTCAATGCTCTTTGTATTGCATCACAAAATACATAAAAAGTCTTTTCTTCAAACTCTGTATTAAATGTTAATTCTGATGCAGTACACATTGTTGTAAAGGTAGGGTTTTGTGAAGTCCCTGTATTAACTGCTAAACCTTTAATGAACTGTCTATTATTTATATAATATTCCATTTCTATTTCCTTTCTTATGCTACACGATTTACTATACATTTTAAAGTCATTGTATATGCTACTCTACGGATATCCATATATTGAATTGCTCGTGGGTTAGTCATCTGCATAAATATTAATTGCCATTTTTGGTTTTCTTTATCAACTACAAAATCTATAATATCGCTTTTACCTATTAAATTACCAATAACTACACTCGCTTCTTTTTCTTCTTTAATATTATCTCCATATACATTAATCATATAATAATTAAATAACGGGTTGTCATTATCATAAAAAACGATTTTTTCTCCACTTTCTTCTTGGCAAACAATAACCTTTAAATCATTATCATTTGTAGAATATTCTGCTTTTACTTTAAAATCATTGATAATATCATCTAAATAAGTAATTAATACTAGATTTTTATTTTTGATGTCGGCTTCTGTCATCTTACACTCCTTAAAGCATTATTAATTGCATTACTATTAATTGCTTCTCTTTTATTATTATAAACCGTTGCATACCATCTAGAATAAGTATCTGGGTTAGTCCAGTTTGTCGTTTCTTGTGGATAATTCCATACATCAACTGCATAATCTGCACCTTCTGCTCCCAAATAATACACTTTGTCTCCTTCTTGTCTAACACCTTCTGCTATTGCACTTTGTTCTAGATTACCGGTTAAATAAGGGAAACGATGTTCTGCAATTGTATAATCTAATGTAAATCTTGCTACACCAAAGACTACTAAATCAACATATCTATCGATTTTATCAATTGGTAAATCTTCAATAACTTCTATATCTACATTAATATTCACTACTTAACCGCCACCGTAAAATTGGCAATTTTATTCCATATCCAATTATCTTTTACTCTTAATATAGAATATGTCCTATTATTGAAAATCAATTGGTCTCCTTCTTTAACATCTACACAATTCTTTAATATATAATATCCGGTTGCTTCCGGTACTGTATATATACCAAATCTTACATCTTGGTCGACATTATAAGGACATACTACTACATCTTCTTCAACTTTATCTTGGTCATCATAATATCCACTTTCAGTTCTATTATTCTTAACCAAAGTTGCAGGTATCCCATTTGTTATAAACATAACTAACACCCAAACGGTAAATTAATACCCATATTCTGATTAATTGGATTTCCACGATACATATATCCTGCATTTGCTAATATCCTTAATGCAAGGGTTGAATAATCGGTTTTCAACTCGCTTTTCATTTCCCCTGCTTCCACTCTACCTTTATAATCAATAAGTGGGATATCATACTCATATACAAACCTTAATTGTTCCATTGATGCATTTTTAATCGCCATAGGCACGGTATCGGTATTCCACGATGGGTCACGATACCTTAAACCTACTTGCGAATAAATCATTTCTGACACTGCATCGATTTTCCATAAATCGTTTTCTTGCATAGTTATATTATATTTATTCTCAAACTCTGTTTGAGTAAAGAAGGTCATATTACAACCCCCTTTCTATTATGCAGATACTTCTTCTACTAATTTAATAATTGCATTTGGTTCAACTACTTTTGCACCAAACATAATGTTTCCTTCCATAACGAAGTATCCAGGGAAGCCAGGATAATTACCATTATATTGTACAAAACTATCAAAGAATGTATCTCCTACTACTGCGATAGGGTTGAAGAAATATCCTTTTTCATCTGATAACATTTCATCATTAACTTGAAAAATTGTTACTCCATAAGCATCTGCAACAACACCACGGTCAACACCTTCAACACCTGCCATTGTTTCATATTTTAAAATAGATGTAAGTGCTGATACTAAATTACCATATTCAACTGCACCTAGTGCTAATCTATAATCATCATATACATTATTGTTGAATAGAGTTGCTTTCAAACCATTTAATAGACTAATATAATCTGCTTGTGTTACAGGTGCCCATTGTGCTTCATTAGTAACACCACTTGCTAATACTCCAAAACCATAAGTATCAATTCTTTTTGCTACTGCTTGGTCTTTCTTATCCATAGCATCTTCTAATGTATTAGTGAAATTAGTTCCTGCAACTAGGATAGGTATTCTGATAGAATAGTCCATAGGTAATTCTGTTAAATCAACCTTAATTGAACTATAACCTAACATACCAGGAGTTAATGCATTAACAATTTCTTTTGTACTTCTTACATTAACTGTTGCTTCTCCACTCTTTAAAATTTCTATCATTGGAGTACCTGTATTTCTTAATTCTCCAATGTATCTTTCGTTCAAAAATTTATAAAATGTAGAACGATAGATTAATGAATAATAAATTCTCTTTGCAACTGCTTGCAAATCTAAACTATATACACCATCTTGTGTGTAATTCATTTTAACTTCATCTCCTTATTATTTTTTAAACAAATCTCTTACACTTGTTTTTCTCGTGATTTTTATTTCACGACTTTCTTTATTTTGTGTGTTAAAATTAGTGTCGTTTGGCACATCTACTTTTTTGTCTTCTAATTTTGGGAAATATGTTGCCCCAAATTTTTCCTTGATTAAACTGATGGCTTTACTGTCATCTGCTTCATCTTTAAAAAGTGTGGTTCTTAATTGTGAGACTTCATCAAACTTGTCCTTTGTAAAACCTTGACTTACCATTTCCATCTGTAATTTTAACCCACTATTATTATTAGTCAATTCAACATTTTTCGCTTGTAAGTCATTATAACTCTTATCTAAGGCATTGAACTTATTTTCAAGTTCTGCATATTTTGAAGTGCTTTCTTTAATACCTTCTTCTTTTGCCTTATCAACTTCTTCGCTTAAAACATATCCTTTCCTAATATCTTTTTCCAACTTTTCGAAGTCTAAATCTTCATTGGATAGTTGGATATCCTTGTTTTTTAGATATTTTGAAATATCCATTAATTTTCCACCTTCCTACTGTCTAGAATATAGAAAGAAGTGCATAGTGCTTTTATAAGCACTACCGAATAGATATAACGAATATTCTATAAACCATTTTTAAACTGACACAGTCGATTTATTTTATATCTACTCGGTACTACCTATAAAGGTAGCACTAAACAATTGTTATTGGCATAGCATTGGTAATTATCTATTTATAACACCAACTTGCTTTTTCAAACTTGTTGATGGTAATTCTTCTTTTAAATCTCTGATATTCTTGTTAATCGCATTTCTTTTTTGATTTAACTTATCATATTTTTCTTCATTTCCTAACATCTTTTCTATCTTCATATCTGTTATTATTCTTGATTTCTTTAATGTTAATGAATTGACTTTTTGCCTTATATTATATTGTTCTTCTATTTCATCTGCTGTATAACCAACCTTTTTAATTTGCGAACTATCAAAATATAATGCTAATTCACATTTACAATTCGGATGTAGTAAATCTCCTTCTTGTTCTCTTGCTTCAACCCCAATAAAATCTTCAACTTCTTCTTTTGTTAATATTTTATTCTGATGCTCCCAACAATAAGGACAACTAAAAGGGTGGTATGGTATGATAAATAAATCTATACCTAACTTCTCACTATCCCCCATTGTTTGGTTCCAACCTGCCCTTGTTAAATTGGTATTATGCAACATTGATAAATATGTTGATAACTGCACATATCTAATTGGTTCTCCAACTTTACTAAAATATGGTACACTTTGGTTAACTTCTTCATCATAGGTATTAATTTTCTTCTGAATATAAACATCTTTATTTTGCCCTACAAGCGACTTTTTGCTTCGGTCATAATTATTTACTACCCTATTACTAAACTGTCGCTCAAACTCATTAAATTGAGTTTCCGGTACTAATTTAAAATATTCATCGTCTATAACCCACTTTTCTGTTGGGATATATTCTCCTTTTAACCTATTTTTATCAACTGCTAACTCTATATTATTTCCCCATACTAACTCTTGTAATTTATCTATCTGCTTATCCATAAAAGTATGGTCTATGTCTCCCCATATTTTATATGCTTCTTTCCTAAAATATTCAGTTGAACGATTTTCCTTTAAACATCTGAAAAATAATAACTTTGTTTCATTTTGTAATCGTGTATAGTGAGCATTTACATTAAAAACACTTTCTGCAATATACTCACTAGATTTCTTCATACTTTATCTTTAATTCCTTTTCTTCATCTTTATATGCTTTAACTAAATCTTCATCTGTCATTGGCTCATCTAACAACTTATTCAAAATTGGTGTCATTATTTTTGCCCTATATGAATATGGTATAGAACCTACTGTCTGCATCTTTTTCAATACATCTAACTTCTTCATATCATCAAATCTTTCATTACTACCATAGTCCCAATTCAATTCTAATGGTAAAAGATTTTCTGTCATATTTTGACTTTGTTGCAACTTAACTATATTTTCTATTAATCTATTAATCTGTGGTTCTAATTGTCTCTTAATCGCTTCAACTGTCATTTCAGTTATATTTGCATTTAAATCTATACTTGCTACATTTTGGTATGCATCTTTCTCATAACCAAATGTCGCAGGACTTAAATTTGCCATCTGTATAATCTGATAATCGCAGAACTTAAAACTTTCAATATATTCTTTATATCTGATTTGCCCTTGTATATGTTGAAATAATTGATGTTCTAAATCTCCCGGCAATAATGTGAAAAAATCTTGAATATTATTTACTGTCATTGTCTGCACATCATAAATATTATTTGTTGGTTTCCAACTACTTGCTATATCTCCACTCTGATAATGTTGTGTCGTGACAATTCTTGTTTTTGTTTTTTCAATTTCTTCTGCAAAAACATTAAATATATGCATTTCTTCATTAATAAACTTTTCACTATCTCTGAAAAAATCTTGTCCGATATCTATATTGATAACAGGGTGGTAGGGTAGATTATAAATGCTTTTATACTCATTATCTGTTATTTTATTGAACTTCCATAAAGGCATTGATACCCACTCATTATCTTTTTTGCCTTTTTCAAATGCTTCCATTTTCATAATAGAAGTGCCATCATCATTTTGTGTTATATGTCTAGTTAAACTATAATCTCCTTCTTCTCCATCAAAATCTTGTGTGATATCTAGACTTATAATCTTATCATACTTTTGAACTAGATTATGTATCTGATTTCTTTTCAAACACTCTAAATAAACCTTTCCATCAAACTTATGAATATATATAAAACTTTCCTTACTATAAATCGCTTCTTCTAATGATTTTCCTAATGTAGGCATCAACCAATTTATATCCAAACCTTCTGTTTGTGTAATTAATTCACTACCGAATAACTGATTTCTGATATAAGTTGCAATTTTCTTCGCACTTGGTGCTACTACATATCTATCTTCTTCTTTTATGTTAGGTATCCCATTTGTATATCCAGGCATCGTGACTTTCGCCTTTATTTTGATATAAGGAGACTGCAACACATTAAATTCTCTTATCTTACCTTCCATCAACATCTACTCCTTTCTCAAAAATTACCCCCCAATGAGTTTTTTTCTTACTTTCTTCCGTTAATAACAACTTAACAGGACATATAACCGTTCTAATTTTCGATTTGCCAAACAATTCCTTATGCCCTACTATATTTATACTCATTGGCTTTATTTCTTCGCCATTTTTAATTTTTACCCGTTTTATCATTATTCCATTATAATATAAATATAAGTCCCATCTTTTTTTCCTGAATATTCTATCAATAATTCCTGTAAAAACATTACTTACTGAACTAAATATCTTCTTAAACACAAAAAACACACACCCTTCTAGGTATGTGCTTTCATTTGCGATTTAAAACCCAAATCACTTGCACTTCAATTCTGATACAATTATAGCATCAAAATCATCTCGTGTCAATGTTTTTTAATAATATTTATAATAATCTTCTCCGGTATATCTTTTTGCTAAATCTAATTTACCATCAAAATTTAATCTTTTGTATTCTTCCATCATGTCATAGAACTTTCTAAAACTAATATTTGCTTCACATAATTGCTTTTCAAATTTTACTACTTTGATTTCTTCATAATTCTTCTTTTCTTCTTCTCTTTTTTCGCAATATTCTATAAAACTTTCTATGCTGTCATAATCTTCACTTTCTAAAACTTCAACTTTATCAATTTTATATAATGTTACATATCCATAAAATCTTTCATATTCAGTTCCAATTTTCTTTTTCTTAATCTTAATAGTAATTTCGTAAGTTCTACCACTACAACTTTTTCTTATATATACATTTCCATTATAATCTGAAACATATATTTTTCTGTTATCTCCTATCAAATTATTAACTATTATTCTAACATTATATGCTAAATCGCTAACTGTTCCCTTTTTATTTCCTTCTTCTTCAATTTTTTCATTAATTAATCTTTCTAAATCTTTTAATTTCATTATATATCCCTTCTTTCTATTTCATCAAATACTTCATCATCATAATCTCTACCAAATGGATTTTCTTTTGTTATCTGACATAATTTTGCTAATTGCAATAATTCATCATCACTAAATTCACTCCACTCATCAACTCTGTTATCATATAACCATTGTGCTATTCTATCTAATTCTTTAATACTCATTTTCTTTTCCTTCCTTTCTCTGCTCTGTATTTTTCATAGTGGCTTGCAACACTCATTGGCTACATTAGAGAAAGTTATTTGAAACTTTCAACCCATTTTATTGCATCTCTTTTTCTTGTAAATGTTAAGATACCCTTTTGGGCTTGAACTTTCCAAACTACTTTACTTCCTTCTTGTGCTTTCCAAATTTCATTAACTTGTCTTTTCATTTTTATTACCTTCCTTTCCCTTTCTTGATTACAATAATATCATAAATACTTATTATAATCAAGCGTTTTTGTTAAATTTGTTTGTAAAAATGTTAAATTTGTTTAAAAACCTTATAAAATAAAGAAAAAAGAGAACTATTTTTTTAAATTCTCTTTAAATTCATAATGTTTTTCATATATTTCATATATTTCTATCTGATGGCAATTCTTACAAGGTATTGTTATTCTTAGTGGTATTTCTTGACTTATGCCTAACTTTTCTAAATTTCTTAAATATCCTTCTATATCTATATCACATAAAAATCTTTTAGTCTTTTTACATTTTATAATCAATGTTATTCTCCTTTAACCAATTTAAAAAAGTAAAATAATATATCATCTTGATTAATTTTTCTTGTTGGCTTTTTTCTAACATACTTATCAATTTTATTTTTTCCTTATCTAACATAATATCTCCTTATACCACCGGTGCCCTATTCGTTCTCTTATAAACTTCTAATATATATCTCATTGCATCTATTTGGTGGTCTTTTTCTTTAACATAACAATTTGTTCCTTCTTTTTCACTTCTTAACTTATCATATCTATATCCTTCTAACTCTAATATACCTTCATCTTTACCACTTTCTTCATACCTTCCATCTGATAAAAAATATCTTATACTAGGTTTATTTAACACAAATAAATAATCTTTATAGAACAAACTTTGCATATATTGAACTCCATTATCAACTGAACCTGCACCTTTTATTGCTAAACTATGTCTTATTCCATCTGCCACTAATCTATTATGATAATGTGATGCTTCACTATCTATCACAATATCTGTTATTGGTATGTTTGGATACTTATCCTTCATATATGCTAGAAATAATCGCAACTGCATAGAATAATATTCTGTCGTTGGAGTATCCTTTTCAATACTAGGGTCATGGTAATATATTTCTAATCTCACTATTACCCATCTATTTGTTTTCTGATGATAACACAATGCTATCGGCACAAAAGTTGTTGGGTTAACCGAACCATAGTCCACACCTATTCCTATTTCTCTGATTAACAACCCATCTAAACTATCTATCTTGTTAACTTGATTAAATACCCTTCCTTCTGCTATTACCCATTTATTAAATACCTTCTGTTCTCTTAATGAACCTTTCGGAAAAGATTTAACTGCTTCTCTTATCTTTTCTTCTGTATCTAATACAGGATTGTCAAAAGGATAAAACACATACTTTTTCCAACCATTACCATCTATATATTTTAATTTATATGGGTGGTTATCATTTCCTTCCACATTAAAACTATCTATTCTTTTATAATATGGGTGCCCTGCATAACTCATCTGTCTGCCCGGTATTTCATCAAAACTTTCCATCAATGCCGGCGAACTATATATTCTCGCACTTTCATCTACCCACACAAATATTAATGGCTTACCTAATATCCTATTAAACGATAACTTATTATTAAAACCAAAAAAGTAAAATTTCATATTATATATTTCCAAATATTTATCTTGTTGCCCATACTTTAATACATATTCCTTACCATTGGTAAAATGATATTCTTTTGTTAATATATTTTGTAGATTATCAACTATGTTTGATTTCACTGTATCGGTAGTCCAACCTATGATTGCTCCATTATATTCTCTTTCAACATATTCTAGGCTTTTTCTTTGTTCTTTCTCATATTCATTTAATGCTTTCGCATATTGTATTAATGCACCACATATATCATAGGTTTTTCCACTTTGAGTTGAACCTAACACACTTATATTTGGTATATAAGGACTAACAATATCATTAAATAGATTTATCTGTTTTTTGGATAGTATCATCTTTTTTACTCTTTAACTTCTTATCTATCTTGGCAATTTTCTTTGTTGTTTCTCCTTGACAATTGTTTGACTTAACATCTTCTAATATCAATTCTTCTTTTTCTAATTTTAATTTTTCTTCTTCTGATACTACTATTCCATTACTATCTTTTATTAAATATCCATTTCTATGCTTAATAAATTCCATTTCTATCACTCCTAAAAAATTACTTAAACTAAATTCATTTCTTTCATTTAATTTATCAAAATTAATCTGCTTCATATATTTCCATTTCCAAATAATCTTTTTTATCCTTTACTGCTTTATATGTTATTTCTGAAATATGTGATATATTATCATTTTCTAATATTCCTAAAACTTGCATTTCATCTAAAACTGCTTTAATTGATTTATTATCTAAATCACTACCAAAATTCTTGGTATGCCATATACACACTATCTTAATAGGATACTTCATTATTTTTGGCTTATTCAATAGAAAATACTTAACATATCCCATCTCTATTTTTTTTAATTTTGCACCTATATATCTATTTCTTCTATTTGCATTAATTATGTCGTTCCAATTACTTAACTTATAATTAATTACTATCTTCATCATATAATACTTTCTCCAAATTACTATTGTCTACTACATTTATATTAATACTAGGTGTCTCATTAATACTTTCTTGCATTTCTCCTAATAATGCCAATATAGTTTTAAAATTTTCTGCTTTCCCATCTATTGCACTTTTAATCTGCCCCAACATAATCATTTCTCTATATGTTTTGCCATTTTTCCCCTTCTCATCTAATAACATTTCAAGGGTTTTTCTAAAAGTGGCTTTTTGTCTTCTTGCTTCTCCACTTGCTATTCCACCTTTTCTTGCGATTTCTACCTGTTCGTCGCCTGTTCTGAATTGAGTTGCTTCGCTATTCGGTATTGGACTTGCCACTTTATCACTTCCTTATTAAATACCCTTTATAGGTATTGTTATAATAGGGTTATAATCTATGATTTTACTTTCCTTCTTCTGATTATTATTTTTGGTAGTATCTATCTTAACTATCTTTTCTCCCCATTTTTCTTGTAATGCTTCTAATTGTTGTATTTCTCTTTCATAATTTCTATATGTCGCACAGCCACCTGCTTGCTTACTTTGTTTACAATTATAAAAGAACTTATTAACTCTTAAACAACCACGATATTTATTACATTGTTGTAATGTCATATCATAATCTTCTTTTAATGGTAAATTCTCATCATATCTTAAATCATTTTTTAGAAAACATTGAAAAGGTCCACCTATATAACTAACAGTGCTAAAAGGACTATACTGTCTATAACTTAATGCATCTTGATTACAATTTAAACCCCAAAATTTAAAACCAAATTCATCGCATAATATACTATACTTCTCCACAAAATCATAAAATTCATCTGCTTCTACTTTGATTTTATTATAACAATATTCTTTATCTCCTTCAAAATGATATATGCCTTGCATATCATCATCTATTATTAATACAACATCATATCCTGCTTCAAATTCTTTATCTAGAATATAATTCCTTATTCTACACAAATTCCCTTGTATTCCTTCAGGACAACTAACTATGTTTTCTTCATATCCAGGGTTTGCCTTAATATAATCATCATATTCTTTATGGTCTACCCATACTTTACAAAAAGGTAAATAATCTAATGTTTCAACCTTCGGTCTTTTATAACTCGGACAATTAATTGATATTTTCATCTTTTACTCCTAATATCTTATTTATTGCTTCACTACCTTTTAATACTCTACCTATACCTATTCTATTCATATTTTCTGATATCTCTTTATCTTTTCTAGTGCTACCACATTTTACCGGCTTAATATCAAATAGAGTTTGTGCTTGCAACCAGTCCACATCATTATCAAAATATAACACAATATAATTATGTTCTTCTCCAATAACTTCCGAAAATTCAACATTTCCTTCTTTCTTTGCTTCTACTACCTTTTCTTCTATTGTTTTCTCAAAGTCAAAATCACTCATATCAAACCCTAAATTATCCAATTCTTCTAATTCTTCATCTAATAATTCAAAATTCCAACTTGATTTTTCCCCAACCTTATTATCGGCTAATCTAAATGCTTTAATCTGTTCTTCATTTAAATCATCTGCAACTATTGTTGGCACTTCTTCTAACCCTAATTCTAAACTTGCCTTATATCTTGTATGTCCTGCAACTATTACATTATTCTTATCTACTATAATTGGTACTTTAAAACCAAATTGTTTAATGCTATTTGCTACATACTCCACACTTTCATCATTATATCTAGGGTTATTCTCATAAGGTATTAATTCATTAACTTTTTTATTTACTATCTTCATATAATTCCTTCCTATTTCCACATATAATCTGGTTCGTATTCTGCCATAAAATTTTTTAATTCATTTAACTCCATACGATTTAATTTATCATATTCTTCTTTTGTCATTGGTTTAATACAATTTTCATCTACTAATGGAGATATTTTAACAGGTAAACCATATAAAGAATTTATATATGTTTTTCCATTTCTTGCAGGTGGGTACATTATAAAATTATCTTTATTATTTAATTCTTCTAATAATTTTTTATACCCTTTTTTTCCTACTACTATACAATAATAATTTTTATTCATTATTTACCTTTCTTTTTAGGTGCATATTTTGGCAATTTTCTATCTCCTGTTGCTTTTTCCCACTCTGCTACTGCTTTTCTACCACCTAATGCTTTTGTTCCTTCTTTTGTATAAGCCCATTTTCTTTGTGCTTCACTTTTAAATGGCATTATTCATCACTCCTATACTTTTCATTATATGTTATTCCTTTTTTTGTTAAACTATTTTCACTTTCTTGATTATAATAATATAATATATCGATTATATTTTCTCTTTTACCTTTTCTTACTTCTTTATTAAAATAATAATCTTCTGCCATAATTAAATCTTTTCTAAACCTAATATCTCCGATTATATCTCTTTTATATATGCAATTCCACACGCAACAATTCCAACTTGGTGGCTCATCTTTTATGATTACACTATGAGTGCTACATTTCCAACTTATATAACAATAATCAAATTCACTATTTTTAATCTTATCTAATATTACCTTCACATAATCTGAACTAACATCATCATCACTATCTATAAATGTAATATATTGCCCTTCGGCATTATCTAAACCAACATTTCTTGGTACACTTGCTCCACCACTATTTTCTTCTAATACAATATATTTCAACCAACTAGGAAATTCTAATTTTAACTGATTATCACTATGGTCATCTATTACTATAACTTCAACTTCATCTTGTATTTGTGGTTGTAATTTTTGTAATAATTTAATTAAACTTTCATTTCTATTATAAGTTGGTATTATTATACTTAAAATCATAAACCCCCCTTATATCCTGTATTATGTATAAATCTTAAATAATCATTACTAAAACCACTATAACACTCTGGTCCATTTGAAAAATCGAAATCATCTGTTTGGTCGTGCCAATATACATCGTGCTCGCATAACTCTGTATAAAACTTATACAAATCTTTTCTATCACATAAATAATTTTTTATGACCCAACCATTTTTTAATACTATTTCTTTTTTTTCTATCTTATCTTGTAATTCAGTTAATTTTCCTATCCAACCATCAACATCTACTATTTTAAATAAATACCCTTCTTCCCAAGGTTTTCCTGTGTAATTATTTCTATGTGGGCACAACCAATGTAAAAATGTTTTTGTTTCTCTTTTAACTGCATCTTTGATTATTTCTTCTGTATAATATATATCTCCATCTAATATAAGCAGAGGTTCTTTACTATCTTTAGCTACTCTTGTCCATAAATCTACTTTATCATTACAATTTTCAAATCTAATATTTTTTGCATATTTGTTTTTAAACGGTCCTACTATTGTAATATCATCAAGTCCATTTTCCTTACATAATCTAATCATACGGTCTAATATTGTTTCATCATTTATCTTAATTAATTGTTTTGGCACTCCACCCCAATTATTCCATCTTGTTCCTTCGCCATCTGCCATTATATATACTTTCATAATCTTTCCACTATACCTTCACTTTCTAATTCACTAACTCGCCATTTCATCATTTCTGCTTCTTCTCCATATTGATAATGTTTATCTTCTACTATGTCCCATAATCTCTTTCTTAATATAACCGGTATCTTTTCTGTTGATTTATAAGAACTAACATTATTTAAATATTTATCCCATCTACTTCTAGGGGGCTTATAATCAATTTTTCCGAACCCTTTTTCTATCATAGATAAATCTACATTACTCATATTTAAATCACAAATAACCGCATTTAAACCGTGTTTGCAACCGATTTCTTTAAATGCTTCTATATCTGTGATAATTACCGGTGTTCCTAACATTAAACTTTCGGCAACTGATAAACCAAAACTTTCGTGGTCGCTTAATTGCACTAAATATGAACTTTCTTCAATTTCTTTTGATAAATCTAATTTTGGCTTTTCCCATATTATATTTTTACTATCCCATCTATAAAATCTATTCGTGTATATATGCCACTCATAATCAATTCCTGCTTTATCCAATAATCTTGCTAATTGATTAATTCTTTCTGCTCCTTTTTCTTTTGTTAATCTAGTTGCACTAATTAGATATAACTTATCTTTCTTTTTTTCTATTCCTTTTTTCTGAACTACAACAGGGTTATAAATTAATTCTGCATCTTTGCCTGTCATTTCTTTAAAACTTCTACAAGCCAACTTGCTTACTCCGATATATTTAAACCCATCATACAAAAAAGGTGCAAAAGTCACTTTTTTATAATCACAATGTATTATGTGGTATTTTTCTTCTGCTTCAACAGGTATATCCAAACCATAATTACAAAAAAATCTTTTACACTTGATTGCACCATATTCATCTTTATATTTTATAACTTCAACATTTTTGGCAATTCTTGCAATTTGTTCTCTATTACCTTCACGATATAGAACCACAAAATTCTTATATAGGCAGGATAGATAGTAAAACATACTTTCTACCCCACCTATACTATTTATTTTTTTAAAATAAAATACATTTTCAAATTTCATAATACTCCTTATTTTAAAATTAAATCTAAAATTGGCTTATTAATCTTATCATATAATTTCAATGCTTCTTCTTTATTGTTGAAAGTCTTTTTTAATTTTAAACTATTACTGATATTCCAAATACAATATACTTTTACTTTACTATCTACTATTTTATTCTTATCTGCTTCATTTTTAGTGATTTCAAATTTTGGTCTTGGTCTTACAACCATCTTTGTATCAAAATCAACATCTTTATCAATTAACATTTCAAATTTTGCCCTTTCTAACTCTGCTTCTGTTAATTCCATATAATCTAAACTGCATAATAAATAACTTGTTGGTATTATTTTTCTAACACCTTTTTCTTCATTATAATATTCACTTATTTCTTTACTAATTAATCTTACATTATCCATATATTCAATTAAACTTTCATTATTCATTTTTATTTCTCCTATCTTACTTCAAATTCATAATCTTTTAATGCTCTGCTAACAATAACCACTGTTCCATATATCCTTCCAATTTTAAGTGGTTCATTATCTAACATAATTATTTCTTTATCATATAATAAATTCATCTTATAATTAAATAATATTAACAATTCTTCTGATATTAACACAAACTTTGGCTTTTCATTATATTTTCTCCAAAATTCCCATATCTGATGGTTTATTTCTCCCATTAATTTATCAATTTTACTCATATCATATTCTTTTCTAATCTCTTTTATTTCTATCATTTACATAACACCTTCATAATTCCTTAATTGTTCTTTCATTTCCATTTCAATTTCTTCAACTGATTTATATATATCCGGTATTCTATTTAATTTTTTTAATTCTGCCCAATATTTCTTTTCTTCTTTATTTTTAATTTTTGATAAATCAATAGTTCTAGATTTTATGATTTCAAACAATGGTTCATCTTTCGGTATGCTATTCAATTTCATATTAAATTGTTCTATGCCTAATTTTAAAAATTCTTTAAAACTGATATTCTCATATCTCGCACAATAAAAGGCATACATCTGCTCCAAATCACTATCATATCCAAAACATATATACATACTTCTTTTTTTCTTCTTTGGCTTATCTTTTACTACTGGGAAATTTTCCCATCAAACTACTTCCTAATTCACTCGCAAACTTATCTTGTTCTTCTTGTGTATCTAAACCAACATCTAACATCAACTCTGAAAATGTCATATCAAATATTTTTTTACAAGTATTATCAATAACTTCCAACATTGCTTCTCCAATATATGTTTTCTCTAACTCATTTTTATTAGTATTATCTAAATATGTCTTACCATCTTTCTTTTCTTCAATAGTAAATTTCTTTAATGATACCCCTTCATTTGCTAAATCTGTTAACATCTTAATTCTTGCTTTCTTTGGTGCTTCTTGTAATTTGCTAGTTAACTCTACATCTGATTTATAATTAAACACTTTGTCTTTATAACTTAATGTATAATCATCTAAATCATTTTTAATAATCTGATATTTCATAATATCTCCTTTCATAAATTGCGATTATGCCAACAGCAACTAAAAACTCGCATAATCATTAAATTTTAACTCTTTGTAAGTATGGCTTAATAGAAAAGAAAAACAAAAAAATACTATTCCTATATATAGAAAAGGGGGTTATTCTATTAGTTGTTTTTAAATTTACTACAAATAACTCCCTTCCTTGCTTTAATTTTTCTTTCCAATTGGCAATAATAGACAGGTAATGTATTTCTCTTATTCACTTGCTTAATAAGATATTTACAATTCCCACATCTGAATTGTTGCCTTTCAATTTTCGGTTCAATTATATCATAATTTTTCCTATATTTCAAGGTTGATATAAAATCATCATTATATACTATATTTTCTTTATTAAATAAATACTGATAACAATATGCCATAATCTCTTTTGATTTCTCTATATTCTCTTTCCCAATAGGATTATCCAATATGAAATAATGGCATCTATTACATAATGCGACTATATTTTCCTTGCAACCTTTTCCACCCTTCGCCCTTGATAGAAATATATGTGCCATTGTTAATGGCTTTTTTGCCCCACAAATTATGCACTTTTTATCTCTATCTATAATATATTTGCGAAGTTCTTTTGATACATCACACCATTGACTTCTTTTAGACATTATTTTTCTCTTTTATTTCTTTCATTTTGTCTAAAATCAAATCATATATATCATTTTGAATTCCCATTTCATTTATTTCACTATCACTGCTTAACCCGCACTTCATTGCACCATTATTTATTTCTTCTTGTTCTATTATATATTCTTCTAACTTATTCCAATTGTTAGTTAATTGCTCTATTACTTTTTGTTGATTATTAAATTTTATCATTTGACTTATTGTTAAAAAAACTTCTACATTGTCATCTAAATAAATATCATATTCACCATTTAATAAATCTTCTCTATCAAATTTTATAAGTGCTTGTTTTATTTCTTCTTTATTCATTATCATCACTTCCATAATCTTAAAATAATTTTTATTATAATTATTGCGCCTATTACATATTTACTAATTATTAATAATCCTAAGATGAAACTACCGCCTTTGATATGAAATCTAATATTGGCTTGTAAATCATTTTCTAAATAATTACTCCAAAACTTCACTATGATAAATATAATTGCAAATATAATTAATAACACTTTCATTGACTATCACTTCCATTTTGTAATATGTTTAATAAATTATTTACATCACTACTGCATAAATCATCATAACAATATTTTGTATCTTCTTCATAAGAACAATTATCTTTTATATATTCAATTGCTTCTTTTCTTATATTTTCTAATTCTATATTTTCTTTTAATAAATCTTCTTTCCACTCTTTTAATCTTTCATTTTCTTCAAATAATTTATGTCTATCATAATCCGCTTCGTCATACTTTTGTTGTAAATTAGTTATGTAATCTCTAATATCATACAATTCACACCAAGTTATTGGTACTTTATATAAATCTACTTCCCACTCATTATAATCTAATCTATCTAATATTTCTTTTATTTCTTTATTCATTATTGTCTCCTAAAAAGGCAAATCATCAATTTCTTTTGCAGAATAACTATCTACCTTATAAATATTCCCATCTACTTCTTTATCATCATCTACTACTTCATATTCATTGATAAAGATATATGGGACTGCTTCATCATATTTCTTGCCATTTCTTTCAACTTTCTTTAAATAAAAATCTAACCAAGCACTTTTTATCATTATCCAAGTTTTATGGTGTAAATCTGTATCTTTTGGCATCCTACATAACATTGTAGAATTTGTATAAGAACCATCTGTATTTTTTCTTGATATTCCTATCTTATAAATTGGCTTACCTTCATAATCATTTCTGAATATAATTTCTTTTTTATTACTTACTACTTGCATTTTCAAATTCCTTTCTTAAATCATAAATTCTACCTTTACTATTATGTGGTAAATGTATCAAATAATAATCTTTGATTTCTTCTCCGGTTAGATACTTAATCGCATCGGCATACATCTTTATTTGTTGATAACATTTTAATCTATTATGTGGAGATGCTACACTATATGTTTTAAAATCAAAAATTGCCGTGCTATTAAACAATTCTTCATTTGTTGAATAAATATTCAAAAACTCATAAAACTCACTGCTAAACCCAAAACTGCCCGTTTTTAGGTAGGTTTCTATCTCTTTATGGACTATCTTTCCTTTATCCTGTGCATATTTCAATATATCTTTATCAACATCACTATATTCTCCATCATCAAGGAATTGAGTGACACTTGGTATTATTTTGCCATTTAATCTATATGTGTGCCACTCATCATCATAAACTACTTGTTCTTTAAAATCATCTATACCGGTTATTAAATCAACTGTTCCTGCATATTTATCTGTATTGACTATCTTTTCACTTAATAACTTCATAATTACTTACTCTTTCTTTCAATAACTTCCAATGCATCTTTATATAACATATCTTCTATTTTCATACTCTTAACTTTATAATATGTTAACATATCTTCTATCTTATCTTCTGCAACTAATTTTCTGATATTCTTTATTTGCTCTTCTGTTATCTTTTTATTTTGTTCTTCTTCTGGCAAATCTTCTCCTGCATAAATATATAAACCTAAACCAAACATCGCAAAATTCTTTGTTAAACATCTCATTATTGTTTTATTTATATCAAACATCGTTGCAGGTGCTACTGTTTTTTCTACAACTTCTCCTGTTTTCCAATTCTTAACTTCATAAGTATATTCGTGGTCTAACATTGCTTTATTTTTACTATCCATAACAGGCAACCACATTTCTCTTGTGATACCTTGTAATGTGACTTTTGTAAATACCATATATCCTGTCTTTTCATCATAGGTATAAGGCAAATTATTCTCAAATCTTAAAATCTCATAAGTCATATCGGGATATTTCTTTAATATTTCTGCAACCGCCCAACTCCAACTTAAATAACTTAACCCTTCCTTCTTTTCTACATTTTCATTAACATTAAGTGAATATAACTCTGTAAAATAATTTTTTTCCTTTTCCATTTTTCTTTTCCTTTCTTTTGCCTATTAAAAAATAGACTTATCGTAAGTGGCAGTTCAACGAACTATGCAAGGTCGCCACCTACGATAAATCTACTTCTCCCTTGCATATCTTAATTATAACATAATATTTATTTTTTTTCAATATCAAATTTTTGGTTAATTCTGATACAACAATATAAAAATATTAAAATTGTTTGCAAAACCATACCACATAATATTCCTAAACCAAAAACTGCTAATCTACTCATTTTCTTCTTCCTTTTTCACATTATTACTCATAAATGTAATTTTATCTGATACTATTTCAATAACCTTATTACCATCTACTTCTTTAACTTGTACTCTACCTTTTATTCCAATTAAATCATTTTCTTTACAATAATCTATCAATGAACTTTTAGCACCATCAAAAACTTTAACATCTATAAAATCACTTTCATAAATACCATCTACATTTTTAAATGGTCTAATATTTTCTATTGTGATTACTGCTCCATTATTTTCTCCTAAATCTATTATCTTTCTTAATCTATCTACAATTACAACTTGATTTAACATATTATTTTCTCCTTCTTTCTATATATTCTTTAAATATTCTTCAAACTCTTTTTGTTCTTCTTCTGTCGCCAAATCTACTTTAATATCTTCATTTAACCATTTTGGCACTTGTTTTTCTTTTTTATTCTTTTTATCTTCATTTTCTTTTATATCAATTAATGATTTATAATTACACCCTTTCCAATTATTTAATATTCCTTCCCAATACCTTATTGTCCTTTTACCACTAGCTACTGATATATCTACTGCATATTTTAAAATATCAGGAGTGTAAAACTGCAACCAACTATAAATATCTTCATAATTCTTTCCACTTATTGTAATTCCAAAACTTTCTTCAATATAACTGAATATATCTATGTTAGTAGTTATATTATCATTATCATTTACATTATCATTATCATTGTCATTATCATTAAGGTTATGTTTGGGTTTTAATTCGCTTTTACTTTGGGTTATGTTTGGGTTTTCTTTGGGTTTTAATTCGCTTTTTGGTCTACCACCTTTTTTCCCATTTTCTACATTAGCAAAATATCTCTTATTTGCACTATCAACATTTGGTATTATCAAATTAAATATCCCTTTTGAAATGCCTTTTAATGAAATATCTTCATCATAGAAATACTTTTGAAAAATAGCATTATAAATATCTAATTGATTTTTACTTGGTAATTCTTTTATTGCTTCATAAAAACTTTTGTAAAACACTATACTATCTTTCATCAACTATTCTCCTTCATATTTGAAATAATCATTAATTTCTGCATTTTCATCAAAACATTTTGTAATACAATATGCTATCGGTTTTCTTGTTCCTTTTTTACCACTTAATATTCTAGATAATGTTTCTTCACTAATTCCAATTTCTTCCGATGCTTTTTTCTGACTTTCAAATCTAATTCTCTTATTAAATGGTATCTTTAAATTAACATAATACATTTTCTTTATCTCCTTTCTATTGATTAAATTAATTATAATTTATAATTGATTTAAAGTCAATAGTATGATTTAAAATCAATGTAATTTTTTTAAAAAAAGAAATTTATTTACCATTTATAATAAATAATATTTCTTGTGCTAATGCTAATTTACTTCTAGATACTATCATTTGTTCTTTATTATTTAATAATCTATGCTTTTCAAAATTTTTCCTATTTGTAGATACTTGATTTCTTAAATACTGAATAACATTTTTCTTTTCTAACATTAATTTATCATAATTCGCAATTTTCTCTGCACTTTCTATTGATAATATTTCATGGCCCATTATACTCTACCTTCTAACTCTGCAATTCTTTTCAATAATTCATTTCTTTCTTTTCTAACATTTTTCATTTCTTCATTTGCCTTCTTCTTATAATATTCCTTATGACTTTGGTAATACTTTCTACTTGCTTTCTTTTGTGCTTCTGTACTCATTATTTATCATCTCCTTCCAATGCTCCCAATAAGACATCTATTGCAATATTTATTTTTTTCCTATAACTATTTTTTTCATTTTCTTCTCTATACATATTCATTTCATACATACGACATTTATCTTTTAATTCTTTATTTTCTTCATATAATTCATGGCATCTATCTTTTAACCTATCTAAATCATCATCTGCCTTCATCATTATATTATTTAATTCTTCATCACTTAGCATCATTATATTCTCCTTTCATTTGTTCTATCAACTTTAATGCTTTAATAGTAAAATCTAATAATTCACTATATGTTAACTTAATATATTTATCTTTTGTTTTCAAATAATTTTCTAACTTCATTTTTGTTAATATATAAACTGCTTCATCTTCTATACTCATTATTCATCACTTTTTTTCATAATACTTTCTATCATATCTTTTTCATATTTACTTAATCTAATTCTTTTTTGCTTATCTAATTTTGCTTTTTTCTTTAATATAGAATAACTTTTCAACATCTCCATTGACCTTTTATATAAATGGTCTAATGTTTTTTTAACTTCCTTATAATCGGTCGCTATCCAATATCCACCATCTTTTCCTGCTTCACTACAAATTATTTTTGTTAAAATTTCACTTTCTCTAATCTCTTGTATATAACTTCTTAATGTTTTATTATCTTTAATATCAAATTCTTTCATCAATATATCTGCTTTAACTCTATCTTCATATCCCACTGCATTTTCTTTTAAATAATTATATATTTTATATGCTAATGGTCTTTGTTTTGGTAATATTGGCATCATATCTGACAACTCTTTTAAATTTTTATTATCCATTTTAACTCCTAACACAAAAAATCTCTATCATCTATTCCATACATTTCTTCCGGTGAAATTGGTCTATAATTATCTTCTACATCTCTTTTCAAATCTTCTAATTCTTCTTCTAATCTTTCTTTATCACTATCAATATCTTCAATAATTGCAATTAATTCTGCTATTGAATAAAAATCTTTTTCATCAAAATATTTTTTTACCAACCAACTTGGCAATTCATTTACTTTAACATAAACTTCTGTCATATTATCTCCTTTTCTTTTTCTTACTAGGTGCAAAACCAACATAATGTTCTATTAAATTCCCATACTTTTCTCTTTGATATTCTTCTATCATAAAAGCCAATTCACTCATACAATTAAACTTTCCATGTTTCTTTCTAAAATTATATGTAAATTGATGTCTGTTAATTATTGGTGTGTCTTTATACATCTGAAAATATAAATTCAATTTAAAATCATTATTTACCATACTAAATACAACACCACCAAATCTATCAACAATAACATTAATAATATAACCAAAACCTTTTTACAATAACCATCTTTCCACACTATCTTATGTTTAAATGTTCTCCAATACCCCATAAATTCTTTTTTCATTTTTTTCTCCTTATTTATTTAATTCACTTTTACAATAACTTTCATCATAACCATAATCAACGCAATTCTTAACCCCATCATTATAACTCCATTTTAATAATAAACCACATACTATTAAAATACCTACAATTATAATGATATCTTTTGCCATTTCTAATTTTTTCATTTCTATTTCTCCTTCCATGATTATATTATATCATAACCATTTATCATAATCAAACATTTTCTGATGTGTTTACAAAATTTTACATTTTTAACCATTTGTATTTTTTTGATAGTTTCTCTTTTAATTTTTGTCCTTCACTATAAGTCACTATTCCTTTATATCTTATTGTCTTACTACCATCTTGCCATCTCATTATCTGAT